ATAATAGAATAAATACTGCTGTTGCTAAAACCCAAATTAGGCACTTAATGAAGTTCACTAATGATATGGATAAGTCAGTTCAATATGCTTATGGAGTAACAGAAACAATAAATGATAGATATACTGAAATTAGATTTATTTATAATGCAACCCCTGATGTTTATACAGGCAAAACAAAGCTAATACCATCAGGGTTTTATAAGTATGAATGCTACGAGGTCAGTTGGGTGGGTACAGTTGCTTTAGGTGAAGAAACTGCACCAGCAACAGAAACGCAAGTCTTAACACCACCTGCTAACACTAAAGGAATAGTACAAGGGTTGGTAACTAAGGGTAAAATGTATGTAGCAGATAAAGCAGGAACAGCACAAGTTCAATACACTCAAAGGCAAGAGCCAAGTGGAACTAATTACATATATTACGGACAATAAAAAATAAAAAAAATGGCAATAGAAAATGTACAACAATTATTAAAAGAGCAACTAGGTAAAAATGGTAGCACAGAAATATTTACAACAGCAGCACAATCAGGAAAGGATTGGTATTGTGTCTATTTTCCTGTTGAAAGTGTAGTGTCAGCTATTACAGTTGCAGATGCTTCAGGTGAATCAGCTTTACAAACTACATTACCAGCTGGAACGACACTATTTATGAACGTAACGGCAATTACCCTGACTAGCGGTATTGGAATAGGTTATTACGAAGGAACAACTACATAAGATATGTTAAAGTTAGGATTAGATTTAAGTTTATCATCACTAAGACCGCAAGGTGTTTGGTCGCCTGATGATGAATCTAGTTTAGAAGCGTGGTATCAAAACGCTGTTGGGATCACTTTAAATGGTTCTAATGTTAGCCAATGGGCGGATAGTTCTACCAATAGTCGTGATATGGTACAGGCAACTGCTAGTGAACAACCTGCTTATTCTGCTGGAACTTTAACTTTTGACAACTCTAATACACAAAACCTACAAACGTCAGGGCAAATTAGTCTATCAGGCGCATTTACCATAGGTCTTAAAATAACACCTACATCTTTTAATAATGTAGTAATAGCTGACAACACAACATCTAACGAGTTTATCAAAATTACAGCTAACAACAAAATAAGAATTAAAACTGATGGGTCTGTAAGTGATTTTACTTTAGATAGTGGTACATTTGGCGATGACTACATAGTGTTTACAAGAGATGGTTCTAACCTCGTAACTTTATATAAAAATGGAGTAGCTCAATCTGACACAGAAACTAGAGCAGGAACAGTGGACATAGATTGTATTGGTGTAAGGGCAACAGATGCAAATGCATATGCAGGAACAATAGAAGAAATACAAATATACAGTTCAACATCAGCAGCTTTAACAGCTAATGTCAACGATAGACTATCAGGTATATAAAAACAAAATTATGAAAGACAATATCATTAACATTAATTTAGAAACTAGCACAGCACCTATTGTAACGGAAGTAAGGGGGAAGGATTATATTGAATACGGTGATGCTAATGGGGAGTGGCGCAATTTATATCCACAATTCTTAATTGATTTATATTACTCTAGTTCTATAACAGCAGCTATTGTTAATTCAAGCGCAGAAATGATTGCAGGTGAAGCTTTAATTATTGAGGATGAACATGATAGAGATTTGGAAGCAACTGTTAAGCTACAAAACTTTATGAATAGAGCAAATGGGAATGAAAGTTTGCACGAAGTAATAAAGAAACTAGCTTTTGACTTTAAACTTCAAGGAGGGTTTGCTTTAAATATTGTATGGTCTAAAGACAGAACACAAATAGCTGAAATCTATCACGTTGACGTTTCTAAGCTAAGATGTGCTAGACCTGATGAAATGGGAAGAACGCCTGGATATTATATCTCAGCAGATTGGTCAAACACAAGGCAAAACAAGCCTTACTATGTTCCTGCTTTTAATGCTAATGATAGAACGTCTGCAAATCAAATAATGTATTCAGGTCTTTATTCTCCTGATATGAACTCCTACTACACACCTGATTGGGCGTCTTGTACAAATTGGGGGTTGATAGATGCTAGAATATCTGAGTATCATCTTAATGCAATATCTAGTGGTTTTAGTGGATCTTTTATGGTTAACTTTTCTAATGGCGTTCCTACTAGAGAAGAAAGACATCAAATTGAGCAAAGCCTTACTGATAAGTTTACAGGTCAGAATAATGCAGGAAAGTTCATTTTAACTTTCTCTGACGATAAAACAAGAACACCTGAAGTTCAAGCAATAACACCTTCTGATTTAGATAAACAGTATTTGGCACTTCAAGAGTTACTTACTAGCAACATTTTAAGCGGTCACAGGGTAACTTCTAAGACGCTTATGGGTATTGATTCAGCTAACGGATTTTCAAGTAATACAGACGAAATTATAAACGCTGCTAATTTTTACTTAAACACCGTAATAAAGCCATTCCAAGATCAGATAGTTAAACAACTTAGAAAAATATTCCAAATTAACAATATGGATATGCCTGTAAATTTTGTACAGCTTAAACCAATAACAGTTCAATTTGATTCTAAGACTATAAGAGAAGTTATGACAACTGATGAGATCCGAGAAGAACTTGGACTTGAACCGTTAGGAGAAGAAGAAACTGTTGAACAAGAAGTTAAGTTTAGTAAATTAGGTATGATTGATGGAAAGCCTGTTTTTAGCACCATAGAGGAGGCTGAAGCGCATTCTAAGACTTTAGGGTGTACTGGGTACCACGAGCACGAATATGAAGGCAGAACGGCTTATATGGCTTGTGAGGGTCATTCTGAAGCAACAGAGCTTTCTAAATTTATTGAAACTTTAGAAGATATACCTAAAGACTGGGAGTTAATTAATGAAGAAATAGTTGATGGAGAGCATCAGGATTTTAACTTTGAAGCAGAACTTAATAATATAGCAGGTGAAAAATTGGAGTTAGCATCTACAGGCAGAGCAAATCCCAATGCAAGAAGTGAGCAAGATGGCTTAAATAAAAAAGGCACATTTTTCTACAAAGTAAGATATATTTATACAACTGACAATTTTTTAACAAATAAGTCAGGTACAAGTAGAGATTTTTGTAGATTAATGACAAGTGCAAAAAAAATATATCGCAAGGAAGATATTATTAGAATGGGAAGTATGGCTGTAAATGCTGGGTTTGGTCCTCGTGGGGCTGCAACTTATTCAATATGGTTCTACAAAGGAGGTCCTGAATGTAGGCATTTTTGGTTGCGACAGGTATATCGCGCTCCAGCATCTGATGATGATTCTGTTTATTATGAAGGGAATATTAATGATGACAAAATGATAGGATATACAAAAGCATTATCAGAAGGGTTTACTGCTAAAAAGAATGATAATTTAGTAGCTAGACCACCTCAAAGAATGAAGAATAACGGATATTTAAACCCAAGATAATTATGGCATACGTTTTATTTATATCAGAAAGCAAATTAAAGGATTCTACAGCAGTAAATCTAAACGTCGATGTAGATATATTACTTCCGTTTGTTCGTGAAGCACAAAAGCTCTATGTTGAAACTGCACTAGGAACGGATTTAACAAAAAAACTAAAAGATGAAATTATTGCAGGAACCTTAGCAGGAGCTTACAAGACTTTAGTTGATGACTACATTGGGGATATGCTCCCAGGCTATAGCCTTTATCACGCTTTACCATTTTTAAGATTTAAAGTTGAAAACGGCAACATTTACTCTAAAACATCAGAAACAGGAAGCCCTTTAACAACAGAAGAAGCACAACACCTTAGAGAAGAAGTGCTTAACACAGCTAGTTATTATCGTGAAAGAATGATTGATTATATTAGAAACAATACAAGTAGCTTTCCTGAATTTTCTACAAATTCTGGTGCAGATGTCAGTCCATCTAGTGACAACTACTATGCAGGAATGAATCTTGATACTCCACCGCAAGGAACTAAATTAACATTGAGAAATTTTTTAACGCCTGATTTAACTTAATGAAGAAGCATTATAAACCAAAAAAAATAAATATTACTAAGCTAAAATCCTACTTGGAAAGTAAGCCAAAATCAAATAAAGATGACAGATCTAAAAGACACAGTACAAGTAGGAATAGCTAACGGAAGCGCAATCGGTTTTAGTATAACTGATTGTAATGAGATCCTAACGCTAGTATCTTTAGTATTAGCTATATGTTTCACAATTTATAAATTTTTAAAATTTAAGAAATGAAAAAACTATTATGCAATATCATATATAAACTAACAGGGCAAATCTATTGTCTTGGTTGGTGTGATGGTGAAAAATTTAAAGGGTGTAAATGAAGAAAAGAAAATTAAATAGTACAAATCCTAAGTATAACAAAACACAAAAATGTGAAGTTAAAATGCGTAAAGAATTTGTTAAAGAGGTTAAGGGGTGTAAAATCTACAAAACCTATTATCTCTAAATCTAATATTAATCTTTTAATTTTAAGGGAAACTTTTACTGATAATTCTACTATTGGTGAATTATTTTTAAATGGAGAAAAAATGTGCGACACTTTAGAACTTCCTTATAGAGATAACCTAAAAAGCATTTCTTGTATTCCAACAGGACAATATAAGGTTAGATTAAGATACCCAAGAGAAAGTGCAACTAGAGATTATTTGCACCTATTAGTTCAAGACGTAAAAGACCGTTCCTATATATTATTTCACAGGGGCAATTCAGCTAAAGATACAAGAGGTTGCATTCTAGTAGGGTTGGGAAGTCAACAAGACTTTGTTAGCAATTCAACTTTAGCTTTAGAATTATTACTTAAGGAAATAATTAACTTGGGAGCTAAGAATATTAATTTAATAATCAAAAATAAATAATTATGAAAAATTACATTATCACTCAGCTATTAACTTCTAAGAAAGTATGGCTAGGGATCAGTTCAATTGTAGTACCATTAATTGCTTCAGCATTAGGTGCTGATGAAGATGCAGTATCTAAAGTATGGTATTCACTACTAGCTATGTTGTTAGGACAATCTTTTGCTGATTTTGGAAAGTCCAAAAAATAATAGATACAGATTAAAGCCACACGAAATTGTGGCACTTAAAAAAATGAGGGAAACCGAAGCCAGGAATGTCCTGGTTATCGGTGACCTTCACGAACCATTTTGCTTAGATGGTTACTTAGATTTTTGTCTTGAACAATACGAAGTTTTTAATTGTACACAAGCAATCTTTATAGGCGATATCATAGACAATCATTACAGTTCTTACCACGAAACCTCAGCAGACGGAATGGGTGGCTTACAAGAGTTAGAATTAGCTGCATCTAAAATAGCTAAATGGTATGATGCTTTTGGAGAGCCAGGCACAAAAGTAATAATCGGAAATCATGACCGCATAATAATGAGAAAGGCACAAACATCTTCTATTCCGTCTAAATGGATAAAATCTTATAAAGAAGTATTAAATACTCCAAATTGGGATTTTGTTGAACGCTTTGAACAAGATGGGGTTCAGTATATACACGGAGAAGGCGGCACCGCAAGAACTAAATGTCGTGCTGATATGATGAATACCGTACAGGGTCATTTGCACACACAAGCATATACGGAACATTATGTTGGTAAGAAATTTCGTGTTTACGGAACACAAGTCGGCTGCGGCATAAATCATAAATCATACGCAATGGCTTACGCAAAGTATGGAAAACGACCTGCTGTTGGTTGTGCTGTTGTCTTAAATAATGGAACACTTCCTGTCAGCTTGTTAATGCCTTTATAATGAAAGAAGATGTTAATTTGAAGCTATACAGCCTTTATTTTCTTATAATTTTTATTGTTTTATTGTTAAGTATATAATTTTTTTCAAATTATTTTACTAGATTAAACCGTGCTATTTCGTTAAAAACTCCGTTAAAAATTTGGTTAATTCAAAAAAGGGTTTTATCTTTGCGGTATAAATAGTTCATTGAAATAGTAGCAAACGAATCTTAAATATAGGAAACTAGACGCGCACCCTAGCGGCGAGAGTTAAATATGTTAGACGCTTAATAAAATAAAATAACATAATGTTATTGTAATGCTTGGCGAAGTATTAAACATAGTTAAACGGTGGGATTAGGCTCTGTGATAGCATATACACCCAAGCGAGGCAAGTGGTATTACTACATCAAATAAAGGTTTGATGTAAACGCTTAAAAGGTTGGTAATAAATCGTATTCAGTATGTGGACGTGCTAGTAAACGAAGTGCTTATGTTGATACTACTATTTCAATAAACTATAATTAACCAAAGTTAAATTAAATAAAACTAAAATGTACTCAAATTTTAAAATGAAGGAAGCTACAAACAAAGACGAAGCTATTATATCTATATTAGATGTAATGCAAGAAAACCCATTATGGTTAAACAAAATAACAGATGGTCTATACTTACTATTAAAAAATATAGAAAAAGATCATCAGCAATTTTTACTAGAAAAGTCTGTTGATGAACAAGTGATAGATTTGTTTGTTAAAATCAAAAAAGAATACTATAACTTTAAAGACAATACACAATGGAGTTAATTTGCGAATCTTTTTACTTTTATAATAACGGAATGTTTTATAAGAATTTTAGAAGCCTATCACCGCAGGGATCGTTTGCCGACTTAAAAAGGGTGGAGCCAAGTATTAGGATCTTTGGAACTAGAGAGCAGATTGAGGAGGCCCTAGACACTTATATTGAAATGACTGGGCTTAATCTTGACGAGTGCTATGATTATGAAAACGAGGAAATGCTCAAGGTTTACAAAAAAGAATATGACAAACTAAGTAATAACAAAGCATTAATAACAACGATATGAAAACAGATTTAATAGCAAAAGACATGAGGAATATTAATACTTTCCAATGTTGTGAAGGTGAGTTGTATTTAGCAGGAACAGATGAGTATGGCAATGACTTCCAAGTTTGTTTTGATGCTTATGATTTTTTAAATTGGATAGATAAGGATAAAGTAGAATATATAAAAAAACAATTAATCAAACACATAAAAACGAAATGAAATATTTAAGCAATTATATGCAGGAAAAGCAAACAGAACTATTTAATAAAACAGGAACTATTTTTGCCTTCAGTCAAGAACAATTTAATGAAAAAGCAAAAAAAGATATTAAATATGTAAACTTAGGGCAAGGAATGTTAACTCCTGATGAAAATTATATAGAAGTAATAGAAACTTTAGAAAAAATATACAAAGATTCTATTAAGCAAGATTTAGAAGAAAATGGTAAGGATAAAATTATTCTTAGAGAACTTTTAAACCACGAAGCTTTTTATGTGGGAAGTATAGAAGATACGATACATAAATTAGAAGATTACCCAATTACAGAGGATGAGATCTCTTTTATATACCAAAAAAATTGGGCTAAATATTCTGATTATTAAGATAAAATTATTATTTTTAACAAAATTATTAACTAAAAAATGAATTATGAACAGAGAAAAGATTAAAGAAATGTATTTTAAGTACGAATTAGTAGAAGAAGATGTGTTTAAGCATCAGCACTATATAATCCTTACAAGATCAGCAATAGAGAAAATACAAGCCCAAGAAGAAATAGATTTTGATTTTGACGTATTAAAATCTGAGCCAAATTTTGCTTCAGTAAAAGGGTGGGCAACAAAAGACAATAAGACAATTAGAACAACAGGATCAGCAAAAAAGGGTGAATCATTTAAAGATGGAAATACCAATAGTTGGTATGTTTTGGAAATGGCAGAAAAGAGATGTTTTGCTAGGGCAACTTTAAAACTTCTAGGGTTATATCAAATTGGTGTTAAATCAGAAGATGAATCAGAAGAATTTAAAAGAAAATAATATAGATGGTAGAAAGGTTAGATAATAATTTTAATAACTCAGCGGTTATACTTTGTGGTTTTATCAATTCCTTTCTGCTGTCTTTTTTACTAACTAAATAATAAATTATGCAAAGCGAAATCCCAAAAAACAGTATGAATACGCCTTTAGATAATAGCGATCAGCTTCGATATTTTAAAAGCGAATACAATAGATTAAGAGAAAACAACTTAAATCTTAAATTACAGATTATTGAAACAAGAGAAAAACTATTAAAAATTTTAGAAATTATAAATAAAAAATAAATTATGGAAATAAAAGGAAAACTTATCAAAAAATTAACTGCTGAAGCAGGAACAAGTAAAACAGGAAAGGCTTGGGAAAGTCAAACCTGTCTAGTAGAAACGGATGACAAATTTAACAACATTGTTGCTATTAAATGTATGGGGGAAAAGGTTAAACAAATGAATAAACTTAATGAAGGGGATATGGTGTCTATTAGTGTAAATGTTTATTCAAGAGAATACAATGGCAAATACTACAACCAAATAGATGGCTGGTGGTTTGTTAATCAAAATGAAGCTACAAAAGAAAACACAGGCACATTTGTTACGACTGATGATAACGACATGCCCTTTTAATTATGACTGAAGAATTAAATTTTAAAGCAATTTGCAGTCTTGCAACAAGGGTTTGTGGACTACCTGAAGGTTCTCTATCAAACAAGAGTAGGGTTGTGAACTTACAAGCTGCCAGAGCTTCAGCTAGTTACATAGCCTTAACAGAAGAAAAGATAGATAGGAATGTTATTGCTGATGTGCTTGACAGGGATAGAACTGTTACTTATCACTATGAAAGAACTCATAAAAAGAATCTTAATAAGTGTAAGGTTTATAGAAAAATATTTACTAAGATTTATAAAGAATATAAAAACTTAGATGGTGAAAAGGAAATATTTGTTAGCAAAAGACATTTGCGCAATTATTTGTTACAAAACAAAGTAGTAGAATCTGAAAATCCTGATGTATTTTTAGAAGTAAAAAGTGGAGAATGTATATGTATTATAAAAACAACATACTTTGATTTTTCTAATCAGATAAAAAATATTAGTTTAGCCCTTGTCAATTATCATTACAGCGTAAAAATTATATGAAACACCTACTAAGCAGCACAGCGTTTATAGTGTTAAACAAAGAACTAGCAAAACAGGTTGGAATAAATGCTGCTACACTTTTAGCTGACTTAATAAGTAAAGAAGAATATTTTTTAACAAACGGAATGTCTGATGGTTGGTTTTTTAATACTGAAGCTAATATAGAGAAAGACACAACACTAACTCCTTACCAGCAAAGAAAGTGTATTAAAACCCTTAAAGATAAAGGGTTGATAGAAGTAAAACGGAAAGGCATACCAGCAAAACAATTTTTTAAAATAAACGAAGAACAAGTTATTAATAAACTTAACAACTTGTCAGCAACAAACTTAACAACTATTAATAAGAATAAAAAAATAACAATAAAAAATAAATACTTTAAAAAGCCCACAATTGATGAGGTTAACAATTATTGTTTAGAAAGGGGAAATAAGGTTGATGCAGAAGCGTTTGTAAACTTCTATGAATCAAAAGGTTGGATGGTTGGTAAAAACAAAATGAAAGATTGGAAGTCAGCTGTTGTAACTTGGGAAAAAAGAGAAACTAAGAAAACATCATTGGGAAAGTTACACTCACAGATAAATGAATGGCAAGAAGCAAAAAAATTATTATGAAAAGATTAAAAGAAGAAAACTTAAAACAGCTTACTGAAAAGGTACTTGACCTTGTTGCAAAAACAGGTGTAGAAATAGGACACAAAACAGATGCACAAACTATGGCTAATTTAAGCAAGATATTTGCTCAAGACTTAATGACAGAAAGACGCTTTATGAATTTGACTTTTAATCAAGTGCAAGACGCTTTCCGTCAAGGAGTTAGATTTGGTAAAGACGAACCGTTTTTAAATATCAGAACTTTTTATAAATGGGTTTATGCTCATAAAAAAGTAATAGATGATGCTACTTATCAGACAGAAACTTTAGGGCAAAAAAATGTACAATTTTATCAAGAACCAATTAAATTATTAAGATGATTGGCTGGGTAATAATTACAGGAGTTATTATGTGGATAATAAGAAAACTAAAATGAAAATGAGAAAAACATCAATAGATTGTTACAATCAAATTAAACAAGAAGGTTCATTATCTAAAATGAGATTTAATGTTTATTCTGCTTTATTTGCAATGGGTAAACCATCTACAACTAGAGAGGTTTATGCGACTATGAATGTTGAAAAACAAGAAGCAACTAGATTTACTGAATTGAGAAATTTAGGTGTAATTTATGAAGTTCAAAACAGAAAATGCACTATTACAGGAAGAACATCTATAGAGTGGGATTTAACAGACAGGTTGCCTATAAACAAAAAGATTATAAACAAAACTAAAAAACAAAGAACTGAAGATGCTTTAAATTCATTGAGAGAACTGTACAAGAATAAAAGCAACAGCAGTCTTGATGAATGGAAAATAGTTGCTGATTTGATTAGGTGTATATGAAAACAATTAGTAAACTTAAAAAAGAATTAGACAAGTGGTTCAGTCTTTACATAAGGCTTAGAGATGCAAGTGATGAAGGGTTGGTACAATGCTTTACTTCAGGAAGGGTGTATCATTACAAGGAAATCCACGCTGGTCATTTTATTTCAAGAAGATGTTTAGCTACAAGATGGTGCGAGGTCAACGTTCAACCACAATCAGCAAAAGATAATCTTTTTGGTCAAGGAGAACAATACAAGTTTGGATTAAGATTAGATTATAAATATGGAGAAGGAACAGCAGAAGAATTAGAATTAAAATCAAGGCAAACAATTAAACTTTCTAGGGTTGATTATGAAGATAAAATAAGTTATTACAAAGACGCTGTTAAAAACTTAAAAATAGAAAAAGGAATAGAGTAACATTTTTCATATCTTTGGCGTATGCGCAATACGATTTATTCAAGCCAAGAACATAAGCTAATAATTGAACCGTATGTAACAATGTGCAAACAGTTTGCCCAAGAAGTATCTACAAAAGCAAGATACCAAAACTACTTAGAGGTTTTAGATTTGATTACAGAATACTCAAATGGGTATGGTAATGGCGTAAGGGAAAACAACTTTTACGACTGGATAATGATAATACCTATAAACTTATCAGTTGCAACATCAGGATTTTTTGCAGGTATAGAAACCAAAACAAATGCTCCTGTTGTTAGAGCTTATAAGGTTGTGTTAGACCAAATGCTACAAGAAACAGTAAACAGATTAGATGATTTAGAGCCAACCAATGACTGAAATCTATATTGAAATATCTAAGCTAACAGATAAATTTAGGAGAATGGCATATGGATTAACAACAGACGAAAACAAAGTAAATGAAGCGGTGCAAGAATTAATGCTATATCTACTTCAAGCCAACCCTGAAACCATTAAGAAGATATATGAAAATGATGGAATAGAAGGAATAACAAGGTATGGTGCTGTTGCTTTAAGAAGGGCATTAAGAAGTAAAAGAAGCAATTTCTATTATAAGTATGAAAAGTATTATACACATATTGATAGCTTTAATGCTAATGTTAGTCAGTCTTGCGACAATGTTGATTACGGAACTAATGCTAATTATTATAAATCTTTATCAAACATACCTAATGAAGAAGTGGACAATTACAAAATAGATAAGTTAGAATTAATTGATAAACAGTTAGACAATTTGGATTCTTGGTATGATAGAGAATTATTTAAGCTGTATTACTACGAAGGCAACACACTAGATTCACTGGCTGCCAAAACTAAAATAAGCAGAAATAGCTTATTTACAACAATAGACAAAGTAAGAACAATTTTAAAAAAAGTATTAAATGAAGATGTATGACCCAATAAAAAACAACAGTTTTGTTATGCAGTTTGGATTTAAACATCCTGACGACCATAGGCAGTATTAAGGTGAACAGGTTTTTTGTGCCAAACGAAGTCTATGAAGACAGAATAGCTATTTGCAAGTCTTGTGTTTATTATTTCAAACCCACAGGAACTTGCAAGGATTGTGGTTGTTTTATGAAAATAAAGGCAAGGTTAGCACCAATGTCTTGTAGTCAAAAGAAGTGGCAAAAAACAACTGAGATAGAAACACCTGATGATTTACCACAAGAAATAATAGATGAAATATTAGATATGTGGAAAGACTTAAAAACAGGAAGGGCAAAAAATATACAAGCAAAAAAAAGAATGATAGAAACTTACAACACTATTTATATGACAAACTATTCAACAGGAACTAATTGTGGTTCTTGCTTATCTACTTGTTATGATGGAATAAAAAAACTATATAATAAATACAAAAAATGACAAAGAAAGATTACAAAAAAAACCCACAGCCACATTATTACACAGGAAAACTATATGGATATTCAGCTAAAGATATTGTAGATGATTTTGATCTTAGTTCTTGGACATCACAAGCGGTTCAATATATACTAAGAGCAGGAAAAAAAGAAGGTAGTTCTCCTGAACAAGATATACAGAAAGCAATTAATGTCTTACACTTTGAATTAGATAGACTATACAAAAAGGGTAAAACAAGAACAGGACAATTAGTAGAATGACACTATATAAATGTAAATGCGGTAACGAAGAAGAAATAGGTAAACAAACCTTAGCTTTAAGGGATGGTCGCTGGAGAACTATTCAAGCTCTTTGTGATTGTGGTTTATGGATGGAATCAGAACCTGAAGAGGGTATGCCACAAATAAAAAGAACTGAAGCATCATTAAGTAAGAAGAAGAAAGGTGATTATATGTGGGATAGCGCAAAAGAGAAACTAACAGGAGAACGAGGTATTAACGAAACATTTGATTAGCACAATGGATATAAAAATAAAAAAAAATATTGTTGATTATTATTTTAAAAATCCTCACGATAATAATTTAAAAAAATTAGCAAAAAAATTTAAAACATCTGAAATAACAGTAAGCACTTTAATTAGTAAAGAGCTAAAAAAAAGATTCCAAAATAGTTTATCAAGAAGGTGTTCAAGCTATTAAATAAAAATTAATTAATTCTATTATATATTATGAAACAACAAGTAAAAACAAGCCAAGTAAAGGGTAACCCCAGCAACCCTAGAATCATTAAGAATGATAAATTTAAAAAGCTAGTCAAGTCAATACAAGAGTTTCCTGAAATGTTAAAGTTAAGACCTATTGTCGTTGATGAAGATATGATGGTGCTGGGTGGTAATATGCGTTTAAAAGCTAGTGTAGATGCCGGGCTAAAAGAAGTGTGGATTGAAGTAGCTGAAGGTTTAACTGAAGAACAAAAAAAAGAGTTTATCGTTAAGGACAATGTAGGTTTTGGAGAATGGGATTGGGATATGCTTGGAAACGAATGGGATAACACTAAGCTAGGTGAATGGGGTATGGATGTTTGGCAACCTGAAGAAGCAGTAGATTATTCTATTTTAGATGATATTGATTTAGGAAACACTTTACAAGATAAAACAGCTGGAGTAAAAAGGGCTATCGTCGTTGAATTTGAAGCAGGTGACTATGATGAGGCAAATGATTTAATAACAAAATCTAGAAAGAAAGGTAATAACATAGGGAAGATTGTTTTAAACGCATTTAGAAATGATATATAAAGATTTAGACATTTATTGTAGTTGTATATCAACTAACAGGGCTGACACTATAAAAGACTTAGAAGAAAGAACAGGAATTAAGTTTACATATTATACTAAGAAAGGTGAAGCCGAAGCGTACACAAAAGCAGGGGCAAGTAATGTGGTAGAAGTTGATGGGAATATATGTAAGGCAAGAAACAAAGCCATAGAAGACGCAGGGGGTAAAATTTGTTTACAGATGTCAGATGATTTTAAAAAAGTAAACATTATTACAGGTGGTGATGGCGTTTATCAAAAGAAGCCAATTCAATATAAAGATGCCCTCAAAATAATGGTAGATAATTTTAAGAAAATCAAAGGGAGTTATGCTGGTACTGCTATAACTGACAACGCTTTTTATTACACAGGAAAACAAGTTCAACAAAATAAATTAATAGTAAACGACTGTATATTGTTGGATGGTAAAATGAAATTTGATGAAGCCGCTGACCTTAAAGAGGATTACGATATGTTTATTAGACAAGTACAAGCAGGAAACAAAGTCTTAAGATTTAATATTTTATTAATGACATTCCCCCACAGAGGAAACAAGGGTGGCGCTAATGATTATAGAACAAGTGAAAGGGAAAAAAAATGCAACGAATATGTATTAAGGAAACATTACGGTATATTAAGACCTCATTCAAGGAGAGAAAACCAAATAGAAATTAACTACAAAGCATTACTAAGAAAATGAAAACAATAAAATTGAAACAAATAAAGCATAAAATAAAAATTGGTAAAGACTGCCCTTACTATGAGCCTAATGTAAAAGAAGATTGTTTGTTAGAATTAGAAGGGGAGGTAATAGGTTTTTATATTAATAATGTAGATAAATACAGTAAGAAGCTGAAGCAACTAATATCAATAGCAAATAAAGAATTTAGAAGCGATAATGTGCCAAAGTCTTTGTTAGAAAGAAGCGATGTGTTTGAAAAAGTGTATAAACAAGGAATGACAAGGAAAGAGGCTAAGTCAACAGGAGTGGTTCAGATGAGTTCTATATTAGGAAGTGTTGCGCCAAAACCACATATGCGTAGACCTTACCCAACAATATCAGCAGTTCATAGAGATAAAAAGGCTCAAACATTTGTAAAAGCAATGTGGGGCGCTTGTTTAGAAGCTGAGCAAATAATTAAAACGCTTACCCCCCATATACATGAAAAGCAAACAAAACTCTTTGATGATATTGATAAGCAGTGGAGGTTTGGAAATATGTACACGAGTAGTATATCTAATTTTAATATTGCAGCACCATTTCACAGAGATACAGGGAACATAGTTGGAACAGTCAATATAATTTTAACAAAAAGAAACAACGCAAATGGAGGGTGCTTAAATGTGCCTGACTACAATTTAACTTTTGAACAAGCAGACAATTCAATGTTAGTTTATCCTGCTTGGAAGAATATTCATGGAGTAACACCAATAAAACAAATATCAGAAGATGGGTATAGAAATAGTCTAATTTTTTATCCGTTAAAAGCGTTTAAAGGAATCTAAATGGAACAAAATAGAACAAAGATTAACAAAGAGAGATTATTAAAAGCACTAGAAAGTTCACTAGGAGTAATTACTACTGCATTAAAAGCAACTGACCTAAGCAGAACAAACTTCTATAAGTGGTTGAAAGAAGATGAAGAATTTGCTGCTAAAGTTAAAGAAATAGAAAACATTCAACAGGACTTTATTAAGTCAAAGTATTATGAATGTGTAAAGGATAA